TTCCCCGAGATATCGATCTCCGGTCCGGACATACGCGAATGGCTCGAAACGCAGGATGCGAGCGTCGCCGAGAACCTCACCATCGACATGTGTCTCGAATTGCTCGCCACCAACGACTATGCCTTCCTCAACAAGAAGCTCCCGAAACCTGCTCTGCGTGACGACGCGCTGACTAGCTACACCACACCGCAAAGCATCGTGTGCCACGACAAGGCCATCAACGCCATCTTTTGCGTGTTCATTCGTGAGGTGAGCAAGCGCGTGCGAGCGCACCTTCACCCGCGCTTCAAGATCTACACTGCCATGTCGCCCGCGAACTTCGCAGCCGCGTGGGATCGCGACATCCCCGCATCTCGTGTGCGGGCTCTCACGCGATTCTTCCTCGAGGTGGACATCTCCAAGTTCGACAAATCCCAAGGTCTAGCGGCCTTGCTATTCGAGTACTACATGATGCTGCACTTCGGGATGCCCGCGCGACTGGCCACTGTGTGGTTCTATGCCCACACGCTCACGCATCTCATTGACCTTTACACCGGTCTGCGAGCGATGATACTCTTCCAACGCAAATCGGGGGACGCCTCCACTTTCATCTTCAACACGCTCTTCCTCATGGCAGTTCTCGCCATGATCTATGACATGACCAAGTGTCTCCTCGGCGCTTTCGCTGGGGATGACTCCTTCCTCGTCGGCGAAGACTTCTTTACGACGCGCAACGCGGAGAAGCTGGGGTTGCTCTTCAATCTGGAAGCCAAGTTCTTCCAATTCCAGAACCCCTACTTCTGTTCCAAGTTCTTCTTGCCGATGTCAACCGGTCGTTGGGCCTTCGTCCCCGACCCTCTCAAACTTCTCGTCAAGTTGGGTCGTTCCGATCTTGCGAACCCCGCGCACGTTGAGGCCTACCGCACCTCCTTCGTCGACCTAGTCCAACCCTTCCGGGACGCAGTCGTCGTCGACGCCACTGCCGTAGCGCTCCAAGAGCGTTACTCACTCTCCTTCGATCCTTCCGAGTTCGTACGGTCGCTTCCAGCACTCGCCCTGCCACAAAACTTCCACCGACTCTTCTACGTCCTACCAACGGACGCTTTGGACGAATCCCGACTCGACTTCAACCTTCGAGACTGACCAAGGGGGCATCTATCATCACGCCTCCTGGGGTTTTACACTTTTCCCCGAATCAATTACGCCACTCTACCTACCATCTCTCTCTTCTCTCCTCCTTCA